ACAGGCTTTGGAAATCACCCTGAGATAATCAGGTTTATGTACAAAGCAGGTAAGGCAATTAGTGAAGACAGTTATGTTGGTAATTCAGAAGGTGCTATGTCTGAAGGGGCAGATCCTAAAGATTTTAACAGCATTGCTAACGCACTATATTCAAATCAGCAAAACAAGTAAGGAGTTATTAAATGGCTACACTCTCAACCTCAAATTTAACACTAGCGGATTGGGCAAAAAGATCTGACCCAGACGGTAGAGTTCCCATCGTTGCAGAGCTACTATCTCAAACCAACGAAATATTAGATGATTGCGTTTTTAAAGAAGGTAATTTACCTACTGGTGAACGTGTAATTATCAGAACTGGTTTACCACAAGTTTATTTTCGTGCATTAAACCAAGGTATTCCAAATAGCAAATCAACAACTGCTCAAGTTGATGAAGCTTGTGCAATCCTTGAAGCACGTTCTGAAGTAGACAAAGACTTAGCAATGTTAAATGGTAACACTGCACAGTTTCGTTTATCTGAAGACACTGCGTTCTTAGAAGCAATGAACCAGACTCAAGCTGAAACAATGTTTTACGGCAACCCCGGAACAGATCCTAAAAAGTTTTTAGGTCTTGCACCAAGATATGGTGATCTTTCCGCAGATAATGCTGTAAACATACTTGATGCAGGTGGATCAGGTTCTGATAACGCTTCTGTATATTTAGTTGTTTGGGGTGATCAAACTGTATATTGTCCTTTTCCTAAAGGATCTAAAGCAGGTTTAACTCACGAAGATCTTGGCGAGCAAACTGTATACAACAGTGACGGTACAAGACTACAAGCTTTTGCTACTCGTTATCAGTGGAAAAATGGATTAGTTGTTAAAGATTGGAGATACGTTGTTCGTATTTGCAATGTTGACATTTCTGATTTACTTGGTGTTACTGGCACACAATCAGCTTCTGCTGCAACTTCTCTTATCAAATTAATGGCAAGAGCAACTTACAGAATACCAAACATGGCAATGGGTAGAGCAGCATTCTATATGAACAGAACAGTTCATTCTGGATTGTCTATTGCAGCATTAGATAAATCACAAAATGTTTTAAAAATACAAGAAGGTTTATCACAGTTTGGAACAGCTAAAAGCTTCTTATCATTCTTGGGTACTCCAATAAGACAAGTTGATTCCTTAATTAACAACGAAGCTCGTGTAGTTTAATTTTTATTTTATTAAAGGAGATCTAAAATGATTACAGATGCATTACTTAGAGTAAGCGAAGATCAAGCAGTTACAACAACTGCTGTATCTACTAACACCGTTGATTTAGGTGTTGCTAGAGACATAGGTGAAGGTACTGCTTTGTACATGAACTTTGCATTAACCGAAGCATTTGCTAACGGTACTAGCGTAACTTTTGAAGTTATTACTAGTTCTTCTGCAAACTTAGGTACACCTACCGTTATTGGTAGTAGTGCAGTATTAGCTACAGCAGCACTTACATTAGGTAAAAACGTTGTTGTACGTTTAAATCCAGATATTGCTGGCAAAGGCCAAAGATTTATTGGTGCTAGATACACTGTTGTTGGTACTATGAATGCAGGTAAAGTTACTGCTGATATAGTAGAAACAATTGGTGATGGTCAAAAGTACTATGCTTCTGGCTTTACCGTAGTTTAATAAGGAGAATGTATGCCTATTTACAGAGCTAAAATTAAGTGCTTTGTTGGTCAATCCATGCGAGAAGCCGATGAAGAGTTTGAATACAACGGAGAGCCAAATACCAATATTGAAATAGTTGGTGGGTCTGATGTTATTGATTACCAAGCAATGACAAAAGCCGAACTCGAAGTTTATGGTCGTACTATCGGTATTGAACTAGATAGAAGACAAACAAAAGAAACTCTTATTAGTCAACTTGAATTAGCAAGTAAGTAGGCATTATTTTCTTATTTTTGTTACTGGGGGCTAGTAGTAATACTGCTAACCTCCCTTTTTTTTAGGAGATGTTATGGCAACTGAAGTAGATATTTGCAACCTTGCCCTAGCTCACTTGGGTGATGATGCAACAATAGCTTCGCTTAATCCACCAGAAGGATCAGCACAAGCAGAAAAAGCTGCACGTTTTTATCCAATAGCACGAAACAATTTATTGGAAATGCACACATGGAATTTTGCAGCAAAACGTCAAAATTTAGCATTAACTACTAATATCCTTGATCAATGGGATTATGCATATGTAGCACCTGCGGATATGATGAGTCCTATTGCAGTTATATCTCCTTCATCACAAAACGATTATGCTACAAGAATGTCTGCTGGTGATACTCCGGGTAATTTAACAGCTAATTTTGCACCAACAATAGTTGCAGGTCAATATACTCCACAACAATTTGCAATAGAAGGATCATTAATATATACAAATCAAGAAAATGCCATGTTGAGATATCAATCATTTGTTACTGATCCATCATTGTTTTCTCCATTATTTGTTGTTACTTTGTCTTGGCATTTAGCTTCTATGTTGGCAGGGCCAATTATAAAAGGTGATCAAGGCATGGCAGAAGCAAAACGCAGCACACAAATGATGCAAGGTTATTTAGTGCAAGCTAAACAATCCGATAATTTACAAAGAGATATTACAGTAGAACATATAGTTCCTTGGACATCTGGGAGATAATTAATGCCTGTAACACGCAATTTTAAACAAGCGTTTTCTGGGGGTGAAATATCACCAGAAATGTTTGGACGTATTGATGACAGTAAATATCAACAAGGTGCTGCAACAATGCGTAATTTTATTGCTAAACCACAAGGCCCTGCCGAAAACAGACCGGGATTTGCATTTGTAAAAGAAGTAAAAGATAGCACTAAAGCAGTAAGATTAATGTCTTTTACTTTTTCTACTGTGCAAACAATGGTTATAGAAATGGGTGATCAATATTTTAGATTTCATACACAAGGTGCAACATTAAATTACAGCAATGGAGCAGCGTGGAATAGTGGTACAAATTATGCAGTAGGAGATATAGCGTTATATAACGGTGTTAATTATTACGCTAAAACTGCACATTCCAATAGTCAGCCACCAAACGCAACTAATTGGTATGCATTACCTGCTGACATGACATATGAAATACCATCACCGTATTTAGAAGCAGAATTATTTGATATACATTATGTGCAATCTGCAGACGTTATGACAATTGTTCATCCTAGTCACGCACCTAGAGAATTAAGAAGACTTGGTGCAACAAAATGGGAATTAAAAACAATAAATTTTGGTAGCCCTATTGCATCACCAACTGGTGTTTCTGTAAGTGCCTATATACCTTCATCATCCAGTACTAATGCAGATACATTTGAAAATCATGAATATGTTGTTACAGCTATTGGTAGTAACCTTATAGATGAAAGTGCCCAATCTAGTACTGCTTCAGTCAGTAATAATATTTTTGTAACTGGAGCTAAAAATACTATTTCGTGGAGTGCTGTTACTGGTGCTGCAAGATACAGAGTATATAAAGAACAAGCAGGTGTATTTGGATTTTTAGGAGAAACAACTAGCACAACAATTGTAGATGCAAATATAGCACCAGATTTTTCTAGAACGCCACCTGTTTATGACAACCCATTTCCTAGTTCTAATAATTTTCCGGGTGCTGTATCTTATTTTGAACAACGTAGAGTTTTTGCAGGTACAAATAATGATCCGCAAACTATCTATATGACTAAATCAGGTACTGAAAGTAATATGTCTTTTGGTATACCTATACGAGATGATGACCGTATTAAGTTTAGAGTTGCTGCTCGTGAAGCAAACACAATACGACACATTGTTCCATTAACACAATTACTATTGCTTACAGGATCAGCAGAATGGCGTATAGCATCTGTTAATAGTGACGCTATAACACCTAGTTCTATATCGGTAAAACCACAATCTTATGTTGGTGCAAACAATGCACAACCAGTAATTGTAAACAACAGTATGGTTTATGCTGCTGCTCGTGGCGGTCACGTTAGAGAACTTGGTTATAACTGGCAAGCAAATGGATTTATTACAGGTGATTTATCTCTTCGAGCATCACATTTGTTTGATAATTTTACAATAATAGATATGGCATTAGCTAAAGCACCATTGCCTATTGTTTGGATGACAAGTAGTAGTGGTAAATTAATAGGTTTTACATATGTGCCAGAACAGCAAGTAGGGGCATGGCATCAACATGATACAGATGGTACGTTTGAAAGTGTTGCTACTGTATCTGAAGGTAATGATGATGTAGTTTATTGCGTTATAAAAAGAACAATAAATGGTGCTACTAAAAAATATATAGAACGTATGGGTACAAGATTGTACGCAACTCAACGTGATAGTTTTTTCGTTGACGCAGGTGCAACATATAATGGCACAAATACAAACACAGGACTTAACGTAACTATATCTGGCGGCACAAACTATACAAAAGGAGAAAGCGTTACTATAACTGCTAATTATAATTTATTTAATGCACCACCTAACATTGATGATAAAGGTGATGCAATTGTTTTAGTTGATGGCACAGATTTCTATCGTTGTAATATTGTATCTACTACAAGTCAAACAGTAGCAACAGCAAAATTAGATAAAGATTTACCTGCATCTTTGCGTAATACACCAATTACAACTTATGAAGTAGCAAGAAATGTTATATCAGGCATTACATGGTTAGAAGGCAAAACAGTTAGCATATTAGCTGATGGTGCTGTGCATCCACAAAAGGTTGTTTCTAGCGGTTCTATTACGTTAGACCGTGCAGCTAGTGTTGTTCACGTAGGATTACCATATGAAAGCGATTTGCAATCATTACCACTAGCTTTGCAAGCAGAAGCATTTGGTCAAGGCCGTGTTAAAAATTTAAACCATGTATGGGTAAGAGTATTAGAAAGTTCTGGTATTTTTGCAGGGCCTAGTGCAGATAAATTAGTAGAAGCAAAACAACGTACAACAGAACCATATGGCTCACCACCTAATTTAAAAACAGAAGATATAAAAATTATGCTTACACCTACATGGCAAGATAACGGCCAGTTGTTTGTACGTCAATCTGACCCATTACCATTAACTATTGTAGGATTAACATTAGAAGTAGCTATAGGTGGATAGTGTAACCGTAAACAGATATAGTGTATGTATATTAGAAAAATAAGTAGTTGTTGAGGTTATGGCAACAATAGGAAATAAAGTAGCTGGTATTAGTTCTATAGCAGGAACTTTTCAAGGACTTGCCGGTAATTATTATGCTGCGGAAACAAAAAAATTTAAATATAAAACAATGGCTCTTAATTTTGAGCATAAAAAGGATATGGCTAAAATTAATAGTCGTATGTTAGAAAGACAAGCAGAGCAAGTAAGTAGAGCATATAACAGACAAATTATGATAAAAACTATGGCAGCAGGTCAAAGGAAAGGAAAAGCTACAGCAAGTACAGCAGCACGAGGTGGCAGTTTAGGTTATGGAAGTACAGCAAATCTTTTTGCTAGTGACGAAATCATGAAAGAAATAGACAAAATTACAATGAATACAAATAAAGTACAAGCAGTAAATGAAGCAAAAATGCGTAAGGTAAATATGGATATTAGAGGAACAATGCTTGGTGTTTCACAAGCAGGGGCATTAGCTAACGCATCAACAGTAAGTCCATTTTTAAATATGAGTAGTACGTTATTAACAGGCATTGGCGATATAGCAAAAAATAAATATTTTGAAGGTTAATTATGGCTACAGTTCCTTTACAAAACACACCAACAGAACAACTTAGAGTTGGATCAGCACCACAATTAAGTGCTACAGAAGTACGTCCTATGGACGATGTAGTAACTGATGATATAGAAAGATCTAGTAAAGCATTTAAGCAATTTGCACAAATAGCAAAAGGTTTACAAGATGAAAGAGATGATGCACATTCTAAACAATTACATACCGAATATCAAACAAGAGCATTAGAAATTGAAAATGATTATCTTTCAACAGAACTTGGTAATGCTGTTAAGGTAGTTGGTTATGAAGACGATGGCACTACACCTATTACTGCATATGATCAAAAAATAAAAGATTTAAATGCGTTAAAAGAAGAAATAGCAGAAAGATCAGAAAATAAAAATCAATTAGCAATATTTAATGAAAAGTCATCAGCAACATTATTATCTTCAACAAACCGAATGAGTAAACATTCTATAGCTGAAGGATCTAAACATGCAAACGCTGAAACTCTTGCTGATATAGAAAATTCAGTCACAGAAACTGGGTTGTCTGTTGATGATTTTAATATGGGTGAAAACAGTGAATATGTTAAAAATTTACTTGCATTAGATGTAAAAATAAAAAATTATGCAGAATCAAAAGGCATAAAATTTGTAGGTGATTCACAAGGTAGTACAAAAGACAGCGAAACATATCAAAATATTAGAATGGGATATTTAAACCAAGTACATGATGCATCTATAACAAAATTATTAATTAACAATGAATATCATAAAGCTGCTGAGTATCTTGAATTTCACGAAAAAGAAGGAAGTATATCAGAAGCACAAATAAGCAAACACGCAAAAATAATAAACACTGGTTTAAAAAAAGAAAATGGAGAAAATATTGCAAACAATATAATAGACGGAAAAAATATTAATTCTAATGATGGTAATTTTACTAGTTCTGCACAAGTAATTACTTCATTAGAAGGTAGCAATAATGCTACTAACAGCAATGGTATGCCATATGTAGAAGGTAATACAAAAGAAATTAATATATTAAATTTAGAAAAATTACAAAACGAATCTAAATATTATAAAGAAGGTGCAACTACATCATTACCACCAGAACATCGCACAACACATTTGTTTTTAACAAAAGAATTAGGTGTACAAAAGGCAGATAGTGTATTTACAAAAGCAAATACATTATTAAAAGAAGAAGGCTTTGTTATAGATAAAGAAAAAATAAAAAATGATTCTGTTTATGCAGCAGAAGTAAATGCAAAATTAATGGAAAAAGTTGTAGGTTTAAGTAAAGAAGAGTTAGGTAAAAAATATGGCGAAGGTGATCAATTAGATCTTTATTCTAAGGATCTAGATACTGTTGTATCAAAAATAGATTACACATATAAAGACACACAGCAACCATCAATGCGTGTAGATGAACTTGGCGTATTTAATTTAGAAGATGCTCTTGTATTTGCTAGAGAAAATATAAAAGATAAAAAAGTGTTGGAATATGTAGAAGCTAATTTAAAAGATAAACATTCTGAACAAACAAATTTTGCAGAAGAAAATTATAAAGATAAAATATTAGGCCCTGCTGAAAAATTAGCATATGCAAAACCCGGTGGTTGGATAGATATAGAACCAGAAATTTGGGAACAACTAAAAGTTGAAGATCAAGAAAACCTACAAAAAGGTTATGCTAAATCAAATGATATAAATACATTAATTGATATAGAAAAAGGAAAAATTAATATAATTGACGATACTGATCCAAATTATCAAAGTTTAGAATCGTTAAGGCATTTAATGACAGAAAAAAAATATTTTGAATTAGCAACAGATGTAAACAATGCCAAAAGCGGTAGTGGTAGCGGTTCTG